TCGGGTCCATCTTCTCGTTCATGCTGCCCTCCGGTTGTCGTTGTCGTCCACGTGTATCACGTCACCCCACGGGGCCGGCCGCTCCGCGTTGCGGCCGATCACCACCCAGATCATCTTCACGCCGGGCGGCTGCGGTCCAGGGTCACCGATGTAACCGTCGGTCAGGCACACCAGGACCTCCGCCGGCAGCTTGCCGCGCGTGTTAGTCACCGCTTCGACGGCGGGGCGCATGTCCGTACCGCCGCCGCCTTTGAACTCCCGAACGGCCTCTTGCCAGGTCGCGCACTCCCTCACCGCGTGTACTTCCGCGTCGCAGGCCACGATGGTCACCGTGCTGTTCACGGCCTTCAGGATGCCGGCCACCTCGGCAGCAGCCCGCTCCAGCGCGTCGCCCATCATGGACCCGGAGGTGTCGACGATCACCGTCACGCGGGGGACCGGGTTCCGCCACCGGGGCGTCATCGGCCGACCGGCTCCGAACCCCAGGGCCGCCTGCTTGCGGCCGAATCCAGACCAGGTCGTGGTCACCGCCCCGGCCCGGTACGCGCACGCCGACCGGATGGCCGCGGAGAGCTTCTGGCGCCAGTCCACCTTCGGGGGCTGGATCTCCGCCTCAGCCCACGCCAGGAAGCCGGCCGGGACCGACCCGCGCCCCTTGGTCTGGACGTGCTTCACAGCCGCGGCGGCCACCGACTTCCGGATTCGGGCCCCCTCGGCCTCACTCCGGCCCTCCGCCTCGCCGCCAGGGCTGCCCTGTGCGCCCTCCTTCGGGTTCGGGCGTCCAGCACAACCCCCGCACCAGCCCGCGCCAGCTTTGGGTACCTCAGCGCCGTCAGCGCCACCGCTCTGGGCCTTCTGGGCGGAGTTACGCAGCGCGGCGTAGTAGACCTCGGCGATGTTGCCGTCCGCCATCGGCGTGCCGTCTGAGCCCTGGATCGAGGAGGCCCACACGCACTCGTCGGGCAGGGTCAGACCCATGTCGCGGATGTCGTCGTTGATCTCGGCGTCGGCGGCGTAGTTCCACATCTGGGGGTTGAAGCCAGCCTTGCACCGCTTCGAGTGGTCGCGGAGGTTGTGCATGATCTCGTGCATCAGGCTGGCCGCGCAGTTCGCCAGCGTCTCGCGCTCCACCACCGCGGGGTCGTAGAGCAGCGTCCAGCTCGCGGACATCGCGTAGGTGCCCAGCCCGGGCATCGCCCGGTAGACCGTGCCGAACAGCGCTGACTTGAAGTACGGGAGCTGGTCTCGGAGGATCATCCGCGCGGCGGTCAGCATCCGCGCGGCGGACATCTTCTGGGCAACGGTCACGCTCATTTGTGCCTCCTGCATCTCAGTCTGTTCCGTGTTTTCCATGTCCTTACTCTACGCTTGACCTGTATCTTTTGCAAGAGCAAAAGAACAAAAAAACAAAACTTATAACATCACCGGCGTGGTTCAGACACCTAGTCCTCGTGCTTCGCGTTGGGGTCGTAGGAGATACCCGCCGCGCGCAGGAGGGGCAACATCTTGGCGAGGACCCCGTACGCATCCTTCGTCGCGTGGAGCCTCGCGTGGACCAGCGCCCGCACGGAGCCGAAGGCCACGTCCATCGCCTCGTCCAGCAGCTGCTTGTCCGCCAGCATCTGCCACAGCTTCGACGTCCGCTCGCGGCGCTTCTCCGCCGCGGCGGGGACGACCAGGGCGTGGCAGCTGCTGAGGACCGCAGCCGTGCGGTCGAGCCGCCTGGGGTCGTGCTTGAAGGTCACCCGGCCATCCAGCACGTCAGCCGGGTTCGGCAGGTCCAACTTGTCGGCGTACGCAAACAGCTCACCGGCGGAGCCCTGGCCGACAAATGCGGAGACGAAGCTCTCGGTGTCCTCAGCGTCGAGGTTGTGGACTGCTGCGGACGCCTTCGCCCGGCACGCCATCTCCCACGTGCGCGGGGACCCCCAGGATCGCCCCAGGTCGGGCGATCCCGCGGGGGGCATCTTGTGGAGCAGCTCGCCGCGGGCGCGGATGAATCCGGCCACGAGGCCGCGTGCGTGGGCGTGGGGGGCCGACCAGGCCGCCAGCACGCGGGCCTCCTCAGCCTCAGCGGTCACCTCACCGGACGCGGTGTCGAGGGACGTGTCACTCAGCAGCCACGTGGCCCAGTCGTCCGGGGCGGCGTCGGGCCACGGCAGGTGACCCATACGGTTGGCGACTGGCGGGGCGAAGTCGTAGCCGCCAGCGGCCTGGTCGGTCGGGTTCGCGGCGCAGAGGGTCCGGACCCGGCCCCCCAGGTAGTGGCCGCCGACCCGCTTGCCGAGCAGGATTCCCATGATCGCCGCCTGCATCGGGGGAGGGGCCTGGTTGACCTCGTCCAGCAGGAGGACGCCGCCGTCAACCAGCTCGATCACCCAGTCTGGCGCGGGGTAGTTGAGGACCTTGTTGCCGGGGGACGGCACCGGGGTGACGCCAAACGCCCCCTCGCCGCGCTCACCGGGGCTCAGGACCTCCAGCCAGAAGTTGTAGGCTCTGGCCAGCCCACTCAGCCGGTAGGTCTTGCCGAGGCCCGGACCGCCCCAAAAGCAGATCGGCAGGCCCCAGTTGACGCCCCCCCTGTGATCGGTCCCTGCGGGGGTGAAGATCGTAGCGCGGACCACATCGATGATCATGTTGTCTCCTGGTACTTGTGCGGGAAGGGGTTTAGCGGCGGTTGCGGAGCAGCTTGACTCCACGGAGCACCACCGGGTCAGTGTCACTCGTGAGCGCCATCATATTTAGGGCCATCTCGTACGAGATGCGGCACATCCGGGCGCATTCACGCAGGTACCGGCGGGCCGCATCCATCTCAGTCTGTTCCGTGTTTTCCATGTCCCCACTCTACGTAGCCCTGCATTCTTTGCAAGAGCAAAAGAACAAAACTTATAGCCGCAGACCACGAAGCCTGCGATGTGCCGATCCCACAGAGGTGGGTGCCACGAGGCGAACTCAGTCAACAGCAGCAGTTGTTGACGCTCCAGGTCAGTCATTGACGGCCCCGCAGATCACCACGGCTACCGCCTGCAACCCACCCACGGCGAACGCGGCGTCAGTAGCCGCGCGCAGCTCGATGACCGTCGTGGTCCAGCGCGACAGCCGGATGAAGCACCGCGGACAGATCCCGGCGTCGACAGACACGAACGGCAGCGTGGCGTCCGTCCACCAGACGTCTATCAGTCGACCACCGATCCACCTCGGCTCGTTCACAGAGCACGTGCAGATCCACCAGCCGGGCCACCGCTTGTTTCTGACGGGTTGTCTGGTCACGCAGCCAACACTACGGGAGGTCCGTGATCAGGGCAAGATTCTTACTTTTGCCCTTGCAAATGATTCCGATCAAGCCCACAAATGGGGTGTACTAAAACCCTTGAGTACGAAGGAGACACAGATGGTTGCTACTACACAGATTCAGAACGTGATTGCAGTTGACTCGGCCGACGGTGCCGGAGCTGTGACCTGGTGGCGCTGCTCGGACGTCGACCACACGGCACTGTGCGAGAAGCTCACCGCGCTGGGCGTGGACGCCAAGCACCACCCGGTGATGGTGGACGACGCCCAGCTGCTGACCCGCGGCCTCAACCACCTGGCCACCCACGGCAACCTCCGGAGCGGCGGCAAGCTGAAGGTCATCCCGCTGGGCGACACCAGCTGCTACTCGCTGGAGCGCACGACGGTGGTCAACCGGGACGTCCACCACACCACCGTGCTGAAGGTCCTGTTGAAGGACGGCTCGCTCCACTGCTGGGAGGACGAGACCGGAGCGGCCGAGCAGCTGGCCGCGTCCGTCGACAAGTTCCGCGGCGTGCTGGACGGCTACGACGTGGGCATGTGGTTGGCCGGCGTGGTCCTGCCGTCCATGAACGCGCTGACCCTCCGCGACAGGGGCGGTGTCTACTACGTCCCGCCGACCACGATCGCCCGCTACCGCGAGATCGCCGGAGCGCTGGCCGACCTGAGCAAGTGCCGCATCTTCGAGATGCCGGCGATGGAGTGCGAGCAGGCGTGCGCGGCGATCCTGGACGCGGTCCAGCGCGAGGCCGAGAAGGCCGCCCGCAAGATGGAGGACGAGCTGATCGACGGCGACCTCAGCCCACGCGCCCTGAAGAACCGGACCCGGGACATCGACAAGGTGCTGAGCAAGGTCGCCAGCTACGAGGCGATGCTGGGCGCCAGCCTGACCACGCTCCACGAGCGCTTCGAGCTGCTGTCCGCCCAGGTGGCCGCGGCGATCCTGACGGCGTCCGCGCCGGAAGCGGAGGCCGCGTGAAGAAAGCTGATCGAATCCTGTACGTGAAGGGCGGGCTCAAAGCCTACGCGCTGCTGAACGAGCGCTCCCGCCAGCGCACCACCCCGGAGGCTGCGTGATGGCTACCCCCGAGAAACCCAAGCTGACCTTCGCGCAGGCCATCGCCGCGCTGGACATGGCGCTGGCGCCGTCCGACGAGGAGGCGAAGCGCCCGCTGTTCCGCGAGCCTAAGCACGCGCCCCCCGGCTTCGACCTGTCCGAGGACACGGCCGGGGAGCACCACGAGCACAAGTTCACCGACGAGCGTGACTACTACGGGTCGCTGGGCAGCACGGCCGGTCAGTACCGCGTGTGTGCCATCTGCGGCGTGTCTGAGCCCGTGCTGCCCGCACCCCGCACCCAGGAGATCCGCGTGGTCAAACCGGAGCACCAGCACCTGGTCAAGCGCTGCCCGTGCGGCGGCGAAGCCAAGCGTGACGGTGTCGCGCTGTGGGTCTGCGCGAAGTGCGCCCGCAAGCTGTTCGACTGGGAGCTGGCTGACCCAGTGGTCCCCGCCCCTGCGCCCGAACCAGCCACGCCCGTCGCCGCGCTGGCTGAGGCGTACGGCCGGGCGAAGGTCCGCGCGATGCAGGCGAAGCAGCGCGAGGACGAGCTGAACCGGCAACTCGGTATTGCCCTCAACGAGACGATCGCGTCCCGCAAGGACGCCGAGCTTGCCCTCGACCTGCTGGAGCTGTCCGTCACCGAGGAGCTGGCGTCCAAAGCGTCCGCAGATCGCAAGTAAGCTTTGCGCTTGCAAAAGATACACCCAAATGCTAGACAGGTGGAGCATGCTGGATGACACAGTGCGAGACGTCCCGAGGACGGTGGCTGACAAGCTGGCCCGGCGCTGCTGGTCGGTGAGCCGCGACGACCTACGCCAGGAGGCCGAGGTGGCCGCGCTCCACGCGAGCCGCAACTTCGACCCGCTGAAGGGCGACCTCCGCGGCTACCTGTGGAGGTCCGTGGCGAGGCACCTGACCAACTTCATGTGGGAGGCCGGCTCCCCGGTGAGCTACAAGCACCGCCGCTCGGAGCTGCGCGAGGCGCTGGCGGTGGGGGTCGACAACGCCGTGGAGCTGCCGTCCGACAGCTCCCCCGTGGCCGAGGTCGGGTGCGCACGCTGGCGGGCTGCCGTGGCCGGCCGGCTGACGACGATCGCAGAGATCGAAGGGGAGCACTCCAGCTTCGACCCCGAGCTGGTGATCCCGTGTCTGCTGGACGACGTCACCCCGCTGGCCGTGTCCCGCGCGACCAGCACCCCGCTGACCCACGTGCTGTGGGCCGTCGGGCGGGTGAGGGCTGCGGCGGCGTCTGACCCTATTGTGCACAACCTGTGGCGAGAACTGAAGGAGACCCCGTGATGGCGAAGACCAAGACACGACCCTACCTGCCGGACGAGACCGCCCTGATGGCGAAGGCCGGCTACGTCACCGCGCGTGCTGCGGCCGAGGCTGCCAAGGTGCGGACCGACCGGGTGTACCGAGCGATCATCGCCAAGCAGGTCCGCGTGAAGCTCGGGACCAACGGCTACACCCGCTACGTCAACCGCGCGGACTGGCTGAAGCTGATCGGAGCTGCCAGAGACCGCGTGATGCAGGGGCTGGGTCTACGGTGATCGAGATCCAACCACACGGTCTACGCTTCCAACGGAGGCTGTGATGGAGGTCGAGCTGCACAACGTCCGCGCCCGCGTGGTCTCCGCGACCGACGACGAGCACGCGTGGCTCACCGAGTTCCTGAGCTGGCCTGACGACAAGGCGTGGGTGATGCGGTCCCGCGGCATCCGCGTCCCGGAGTACACCCGGCTCTACACCCGGGTTGACGACACCTACCCGGCAGGGTTCACCCGCATGCTGGTCGAGGCGGCGAAGAAGGCCGGCCACGCGATCAAGGTGATCGACGCCAGGACCCGGCCGCAGACCGCGCACCTGCCGCTCCCCAGCTACCTGCGGCCCTACCAGGTCGACGCCGTCACAGCGACGACCAAGCGCACCCGGGGCGTGATCTGGGCCGCCACCGGCTCCGGTAAGACGCAGGTCGCGATGGGCCTCGTGGAGTCGATCCCCGCGCGCTGGCTGTTCCTGGTCAACCTGACCCAGCTCGGGCTCCAGGCGCGGGATCGCTACCGCCAGTTCGGCGGCATGGAGGCCGGCGTGGTCGCCGAGGGCAAGTGGACGCCCGACCTGTCGCCGCACGGGCTGACGGTCGCCACGTTCCAGACGCTGCACGCGCGGTTCAGGAGGGGCGGCGACCCGGCTGACCGGCTGGAGGCGGAGAAGTTCCTGGCGTCGATCGAGGGCGTGATCGTCGACGAGGCCCACGTGCTGCCGGCAGACAGCTTCCGCGGCGTGATCGACCGGATGCCGAACGCGTACTGGAGGATCGGCCTGTCCGCGACGCCGCTGCTGCGCGGCGACCGGAAGTCGATGCACCTGGTCGGCTGTCTAGGCTCCGTGACCTACCGGATCGGCGCCAAGATTTTGGTCGAGGCCGGGGTGCTGGCCAAGCCGAACATCCGGATGGTCAAGCACGATGAGATCAGCGACAAGAAGACCTGGCAGGGCGCCTACAGCGAGCTGGTCTGCCGGTCCAAGTCCCGCAACGAGCTAGTCTGCCGGCTGGCCCGCGAGGCGGTCAAGCCGTGCGTGGTGTTCGTCCGCAGCTGCGACCACGGCAAGCTGATCACCAAGGCGCTGACCAAGGCCGGGGTCAAGACCGAGTACCTGGACGGCGGGGCGTCGACCCCGGAGCGCCAGGCGGCTGTGATCCGGCTGGAGCGCGGCGACACCGACGTGATCGTCGCGACGGTGATCATGAACCAGGGGATCGACATCCCCAACCTGCGCTCGATGGTCATGGCGGCTGGCGGGGCGTCGAGCATCGAGGCGCTCCAGCGCGTCGGCCGCGGCATGCGCGTGGTCAACGGCAAGACCGAGGTAGACGTCTACGACGTCTACGACACCGGCAACAAGTGGACCGAGCGGCACTCGAGGGCGCGAAAGCGCTCGTACAAGATCGAGGAGTACGACGTCGAGATCGTCGACCCGGGAGCGTAAGGTCCCGGCGGCTCAGCGTGCGATCTCGCCAGTGCTGTCACGCACTCGGTACAAATACGAGGCCTCGTTCGCCCTGATCGCCATGAACAGGCGCTCCACGGCCACCAGGTACATTTGAGCCTGCGTAGACAGCTTCCCGCTACCAAACAGCAGGACGATGTCTCGCGCCTCCTGGAGGCGAACCGTGGCGATATGTTCGAGGGTAGCGATGTCGATGGCGGGCGATCTGCGCATGGTCGCGGACCTAAGCAATCGGCGTGCTCGGTGTCAGAACAGGACGCCGCCGACGGAGAAGGACCGGCGACTCGCCCTCCAGCGCGCGAGAAACGTGGCCTACACCGCTCGCCGCCGGGCGGTGGATGCCTGGCAACACAGTGGCTGAGCACGCTACCGGTGGTGTGGTGCGAGCGGCTGAGCACGCTACCGGTGGTGTGGTGCGAGGAAAAGCGCACGCTACCGGTGGTGTGGTGCGAGGAAAAGCTACACCAGGGAGCTGGGCGCTTGCGCCTGGACTGGGCGCTCTGGTAGCTGTGGTCCCGATACGTTTACACACAGCACAGCAACGCGGCCTCCCAAGTCGAAGTGGGAGGCCATTGACAGACGAGGACTGATATGATGATTTTACGTGCAGCGACGCCTTCTAGCGAGGTTCGGCTCGTTGTGGGTTCCCGCCTTCCAAGTCCGGGCGGTGAGCCCCTTCGACCCGAGCCGAGCCTCACTAGAGGGCGTCGCTTCTCCCAGCCCTGGCCGGAGTGTCGGCCGACGCTGGGAGTGCTCAGCGCTGACAGCGGCGACATCGGCGTGGTGCTGGAGCCGGAGCAGATCCGGAAGCTGGGACCGTCAGCGCTGACGCTGTGGCGGTGGCTGGCCGCCGAGCGCGGCTACGGTCCCCGCCGCGTCGACGTCCCGCGGCTCGACCAGCTGGGAGCGCTGCTGAAGCTGGGTGTTCGACGGCTGAAGCGGGCGCTGAGCCGGCTTCGCGACGTCGGCCTGGTCGACTGCTACTACTGGTCGAAGCAGACCGGGAGTGGGCGTCGCGACTGGAAGCGCCGCGTCAAAGTCAACGTCTGGGGCGGCGAGGTGGCGCTCCGGAGTGGACCGGAGTTCTGGGTCCCGACCAGCGCCGGGAGTGCCTTGAGTTCTATGTCGGGCCGGGGCGGAAAACGTACGGCGAAAAGCGTCCGTCCAGCGGCGGAAAGCGGAGGTCAAAGTGTCCCCGACCCCCGTTTGAACCTGGTTCAAACCGTCCCCGAGCACGACAGGAACAACGGGTTAGCCAGGCAAAGTGTCCCGTCCTCTAAGAAGCATATAGCTGTATGTACTTCCTTTCCTTTACAAGGAAAGGAAACCCGCCAGTCCCGGCGGGAGACTTTTTTGATGATGAACAAAGCCAGTGGAGGGAGCAACCAACCAGCGTCTCCCCACACGGCTCCGGGTCTCCCCATCCAGACGGCTCCGGGTCTCCCCATCCAGACGGTCGACCTCAAGACCGTCCCGCGGAAGACCACCAGCCTCCCCAAGCTCACCGGCGATCCGGATGACCCGGACGAGCGGATCCGCAGGCGGCTCACCCATGAGTGGCTGAAGCTCCTGGTTGACGCGTACAGCGCTGCATATCGCGCGCGGGGTGTTACCACCTGGCTGACGCTCCCCGGCGCCAGAAGGCAGGACGTTGCGTTCTGCACGGTGCTGGCGGACGGGACAGTGAAGCCTGCTGTCCAGACCGGCCCGCCGCTGGAGAAGTGGAAGCACTACGCGAAGCTGATGGAGTGCGCGCGTGCTCTCCAAGACCACAACATCCCGCCGCACGCGTGGGCCGCCTGGGCTGTCGGTCGCGGCACCCACGGCCGGACGCTGCCGGCGACCAGCGTGTTCGTCGCCGCGCACGTCAACTCCAGGGCCCACCGCGGCATCTTCCGCAAGGAGAGCGGCTACGGCCACGGTGACGGCAGCCTGGCGCTGACGCCGACCCCCAACCACTTCGAGCAGCTCTACCGCGCGCAGGAGGCCCGCCGGCTGCGCGACGGCCGCGGCGACCCGACCACCGGGTGCCTGTGGGGGTTCCCGCCGTGGTACTTCGAGCTGCGCCGGGAGGAGATCCGCCAGGGCGTCGAGGACCCGATGGAGCGCTACCCGCAGATCAAGCCGCTGGCGGTGCAGCCGTGACCTCAACCTGCGAGGCCCCGCACTGCCCGACCTGCGGTCAGCTGGTCGTCACCGACGAGCGGGGGATGATCAAGGTGCACTTCGCGACGGTGGCCGACACGCGACCGTGTCTGGCGAGCTGGTGCGACCTGACTAAGCTGCTCGCCGCGCAAGGGGCTACCAAGTGACCCCCCGTAAGACCTACCCGATCACCAGACAGGCCGCGATGCAGGCCGCCTACGCGTGCGTCACCGACCCCAGGTTCTTCGAGATCCTGGGGCTGGCCATGGAGCCCGACCGGCTGCAAGACGAGGACGTCAAGCTGCTGGTGTGGGCCGCGCAGGAGATCTACCGGGTCAACGACGCCCCCTGCGCCTCGTCGGTGGCCGCGATCCAGCAGCTGCGGCTTCGGGTCAACGCCGGCAAGACCACGATGGAGTCGCTCCAGCTGGCGTCCGACCTACTCGACGCTGTCGAAGACGCCGGGGGGATCGTCGACCTGGAGGGCCTGATCAACACCGTCGCCCCGGCGGTCCGCGCGGTCGCCCACATGGTCGCCGTGGAGGAGACCATCCAGAAGGTCGGCGCGCAGGGGGACCCCGGCGAGGCCGCCGACAAGTTCTCCACCGTCGCGGCGATCGGCAAGGCCCGGGTGAGCCGCGGCATCGAGCTGAGCTGGTCGGAGGAGCAGGTGACGGCTGCGGCCGTCACGACGATCACTGACCCGCTGCCGACCGGGATACCGGAGCTGGACGTGGTGCTGGGTGGCGGCACCGAGCGCGAGAGCCTCGGCGTGTTCCTCGGCAACTCCGGTGACGGCAAGAGCCTGGCGCTGTGCCACGTGGCGGCGGAGGCGATCTGGGACGGCCGCCGCGTCGCCTACGTGACTGCGGAGCTGTCCGAGCTACAGGTCGCGCAGCGCGTGATGTGCAACGTGGTCAACCTGACCCCCACCGAGCTGGCTGCGACGCCCAAGGAGGCGGTCCGGCGACGCGCGTTGCTCAACGGGTTCTTCCACACCCACGCGCTGGGCGACTTCCGGTGCCTGTACGTGACGCCGAAGGTCGGCACCGTCGCGCAGATCAAGCGCTGGCTGGTGGACGTGGCCCGTGACGGGTTCGTCCCCGACGTGCTGCTGGTGGACTACGCCGACAAGCTGGCTGCTAAGGCGTCCGGCGACGCGAAGTCGAGCTACGTCGAGCAGGGTGCCGTCTACCAGCAGCTGCGGAACCTGGTGGTCGAGCTGAAGATCTACGGCTGGACTGCCAGCCAGACGACTGGACGACAGGGGCGCAAGAAGAAGCTGGACCTGGAGGACGTGAGTGACAGCATGGAGAAAGTACGAATCGCAGACACGGTCGTGGCACTGATGCGCGACGACAACGACGTGCAAGCCGGGCTGATCAGGTTCCGGCTGCCGAAGCGTCGCAACGGTCAAGCGCACGTGGAGGTGGGCCCCTGCGTGATGGACCCGGAGCACGGCCGCATCGTGACGGTCAGCCGGGTGGTGCCGTGGTGAAGTTTATGGGCAACGATCGGAACAGGGGCGCGACATACGCCTCGACCCCTCAAAAGGACCGACGGGTGAAAGCTCAACAGGGAATGCACGTGCTGAGAGCAAGTAGCTGCCCACCTATTCGGAGAGACGCGTGATCGCCCTGTCGTCCAGCTGGGTGATCTGCCGTGGCGAGGTCGACGAGGTGACGTGGACACCGGAGCAGCTGGTGTTGACGCGCCTGAAGTTCAGCTACCAAGACAACGAGCTGTTCGTCGCCGCCGTCCACGCGCTCCGGGCGGCTGCCAGGCAGGGTCACATCCTGTCTAGGCGCCACCCCGAGCACGGGTTCTGGGAGTATGGCCCGAGCTGGCGCGACAAGGACTTCGTCACCAAGCTCGACCTGCCACGACCGAAGGTACACATATGATCCTGAGTGACAGCGCGATCGTGGAGGCCGTCAAACGCGGCGCGATCGTCATAGGCCCGTGGGACCCGGCGGCGTGCTTGGGCGGAAACTCCTACGACGTCCACCTCGGGCCGACGCTGCTGACCTACCACTACGGCCTGCTCGACGCGAAGGCGGTGAACGACGTCGGAGAGTGGCATATTGAGCCAGTTGGGATCGTGTTGGAGCCGGGTGAGCTGTACCTGGCGTCGACCGTCGAGTACACGGAGTCGCACGAGCACGTGCCCTACTTGGACGGTAAGAGCAGCGTGGGTCGGCTGGGGATCAGCATCCACGCGACCGCTGGCCGCGGTGACGTTGATTTCTGTGGACACTGGACGATGGAGCTGTCGGTGATCAGGCCGGTGCGGGTCTACGCCGGGATGCCGATCGGTCAGCTGACGTGGCACACGGTGGAGGGCGAGGTCCGCACCAAGTACGCGTCCAAGACCAGCGCGAAGTACGCGAGCGACCCGTATGACCCGAGGCCGCGGCCGAGCGCGATGTGGAAGAACTTCCGGTGACGTTTCGGGGCGTTCAAGTGAGTGACCGCGACCGCATCAAGCGCACCGTCGCCCAGTTGGTCCAGGGGGCCCGACAGTCGGGCACCGGGTGGTGGCGGGCGAACTGTCCCGAGTGCGCCGCCCGGACTGGCAAGATCGACTACAAGCAGTGCCTGGCGATCAGCTCGAAGCACGGCGTCTTCAAGTGCTGGAAGTGCGGGCTCCGTGGGCGGCTCGACGGTTTCGACGCCTTCGACACTGACGAGGCGGAGGAGCGGCCGGTCGACGAGATGCCCCCGCCCGACGGCTTCATCTCCGCGCACCTCGGCGCAGCTGAGAACCTCAGCATGGGGCCCGCGTTCAACTACCTGCGGACCCGCGTCCCCGAGGAGCTGTGGGAGGAGACCGAGGTCGGTGCGTGCGCCTCCGGGATCTACGCCGGCCGCGTGATCATCCCCGTGCTGAGCCCGCGCCGCGCGTGGCTGGGCTGGGTCGGCCGCACCTGGTATCCCAGTGACCGGACGTACACCTACCCGCCGGGCATGAACCGCGGGGCGCTGCTCTACAACTCGGCGGTGCTCGACCTGGTGACCGACGTTCCGGTGCTGGTGGTCGAGGGCGTGTTCGACGCGCTGCACCTCTGGCCCGACGCGGTGGCCTTGTTCGGCAAGGCCAGCGAGGAGCAGGTCGAGGCGCTCAAGGCGACGAACCGGCCGGTGGTCGTGGTGCTCGACGGCGACGCCTGGACGGAGGGGTACGCGCTCGCCACCAGGCTCAAGCTCCACGGCCGCCGGGCCGGGTACGTCAGACTGCCGCCGACGCTGGACCCCGACGAGGTTCCCCGCGACTGGCTCGCTGACGAGGTCGCGCGCAGCCTGTGGTGAGCCCGTACCCGAAGCGAAGAAGGTCGCCAGGTGGTCTGAAGGCCATCCCGACCGTCATCTGTCACGGCTGCGGTCGCCCGCTGCCGCGGCTGCTGGGACAGGTGATCCCGGAGTCGCTGGTGGTCGAGTGGTCGGATCTAATGCTGACCGAGAAGCAGCTGCTGGCCGGCGTCATGCTGGACCACGTGCGGGGCAACCCGTTCTCGACCTGGGACCCGCAACGCGCCGCCGAGATGGCTGGGCTCAAGTACCGCCAGGTGCAGAACGCCCTTCGCCGGCTGGTTCCCTGCCGCTGGGTCGCGCGACTGTCGCGGGGGAGGTATAGGCTCACCGAGCGCACGGTGGAGATCGTCCGCCCGATGATCACGAGCGGCCGGATGACGGTGACGAAACTCCGTGACGCGCAAGTACCACAGGAGAAACCATGAAGATTATCATCAGCGTAGAGTGCGAGAGTCCGGCAGAGGCGAAGGAGGTGATCACCAAGATCGGTGCCTCCGCCTGGATCGCCGTAGAGGTGGCCGGTACCCCAGCCGGGCTGCCAGCCGAAGTTCCGGCAGCTGCGCCGAAGCCGGCCGCCCCCAAGCCCAAGAAGAAGGAGCTGGAGCAGCTGCCGCCCCCTCCTACCGCTCCGCCGGTGGCCGAGACCGCTCCAGCTGCGCCGCCGCCGCCCCCTCCTACCGCTCCGCCGGTGGCCGAGACCGCTCCAGCTGCGCCGCCGCCGAAGCCCAAGGCAGCGAAGACCAAGACCAACGGTGACCGGCGCGATGAGCTGTTCTGCAGTGGTCGCGTCGGCGCGTCGGCGATCAAGCTGCCGGACGAGGTGATCAACACCTCGTCCATGCGGGAGCTGCTCAGCTACCTGGCCGACAACGGCGTGACGACCGTGGACCAGATGGTGGAGGAGTGCCTGGCGCTGAAGACGACCGTGCCGATCCTGGGGAAGATCCCGGACGTAGACAGCCGCGTCCGCAGGGCCTCCGAGGTGCTCGGGCTGTTCGCCCTCGCCGACGGTGCCGTCGACGCTGATCAATCCCCGGACGCCTGACACGTGGGTCAGCCAGCCGGTCGGCGTTGGCACCTGGGCGCAGTCAGTGACGGCTCCCCGGATGATCCGCCGGGCCGTCACAGGGTCCTGCTGGTCGGCGAGGACAACCCGCAGACGGCGGATATGGCTCGCGCGCTGTGGCCGTTCCCGGTCGGCGTAGCGGGTGACCGCCTGGCTCACCGCATCTTGCGTTTGAAGACGTCGACGTACCTCCAGCTGTGGCGGACGAACCTTTGCAACCCGCGGTGGTCCGCTCCCCTCGCCGCCCGTCGCGCGCAGGTCCTGCTGGCCGCGATCGGCGAGCTGTGGGACGTCATCGTGCTGCTGGGCAGGAAGGTCGCCACGATGTTCGACTACCGCCGCGGTTTTTACACCTACCAGGGCCCGCTGGTCAGCATCCCTCACCCGAGCGGGGTGAGTCGCGAGTGGAACGACCCGGACGCCGCGCAAGTAGCGAGGATGATGCTCTACCAGGTTGCTCCCGCGGTCCCGTGGGGGGAGGCTGACGTCACGTGAGACGCCTCGCCTTGTACCCCGGCGATCTGCGGGCCCCGGTGGAGCGCGTCACAGCGCTCGACTACAACAACACCTGCGGTCGCTGCGAGCTGGGCCTGGTCGGCCAGAGCACGTGTCTACCACCGGCTGGGACAGGACCCGGAGGCGTGGTGGTCGTCGTCGACCAGATCACCGCTGAGGACGACCGCGTCGGTGCCCAGGCGCAGGGCAACCTGAACAAGATGCTCGCCTACCTGGTCAACAAGTACGCGCGCCGGCCGTTCCTGCTGGACGCCGCGATCAAGTGCCACGCCGGGGCGAAGATCGACGACGAGCACGTGGAGCAGTGCCGCCCCTACCTGCGCCAGACCATCGAGCAGGCGAAGCCCGACCGGATCATCGTCACCGGCCCCAAGGCAGCCCGCGCCGTGCTGGGGCGCAGCCCGCACCTCCAGTCGGTGCGCAAGGGCTACGGCTGGCTCTGGACCGCGAGCTGGGCTGACGCGGTCCAGCTGGCAGACGGCCGCACGTGTCGCCCGGTCCCGGTGTTTTTGGTGATGTCACCGTGGGTGACCGCGACTAACGCGTTCATGAAGCAGTGGCTCTCCGCCGACCTGGAGTGGGCGTGCAACACGCCGGTCCCGGCGCTGCCGCCGTGGGACGACCACACCGAGGTGGTCGAGACCGCGCAGGACGCCGAGGTTGCCGCCCAGTACCTGCGGGCTGCCGAGGCTGTGACCATCGACGTGGAGACGTCCGGCCAGATGCACTCCGGCGGGATGCGGGTGGTGTCGCTGGCGATGGCCGCTGCCGGCCGGAGCTGGGTGTGGGACCGCGTGGCTCTCGCTGACGGTGGTTGCTTCGAGGTGGCTGCGGAGCTGCTGGAGGACGCGACCGTCCCGAAGATCGGGCAGTCCATCAAATACGACATGCAGGCGATCGAGCAGGGGATGGGGATCACCGTCCGCGGGCTGGCTGGCGACACCCGCGTGTGGCACCGGCAGCTGGAGAGCGACAGCCTCTCCGACCTGTCGACGATGGCGGAGCTGGTCGGCATGGGCGGCGACAGCTGGGAGGTCGACGGGATCATCGCTGACCTGGCGAAGCAGGCGGCGCAGGCCGCGCAGTCCACGAAGCGGGCGCTGATCAAGGCGCGACCTGAGATCGCCGCCGCTCTCAAGGGGACGAAGGACCAGGTGGAGATCCTGTTGTCCGAGTTCGGCTCCACGCTGTCCGCCGCTGACCTGACCACGCTCAAGCGTGGGTACAACCCGCGCCAGTACGTCTACGGCGACGTGCCGACCGACATCCTCTCCCGCTACAACGCGGCTGACACGGTGATCACCGCGGCGGTGGCGGACCACCTGCGCCCGCAGATGGTCGAGCGTGACCTGATGTACACGTGGGACACACTGTGGGGCCCGGCTACTGACGCCCTCGTGCAGGTCGAGACCTGGGGGTTCCCGGTCGACCGCGGGCGGGTCGAGATGATGTCCAGACACTTCGGTGCGCAGCTTGACGCGCTGAGAGTCAAGTTCGCCATCTACCCGGAGCTTGACCCGAACAGCCCGCCGTCCGTCGCGAAGCTGCTGTTCGACAAGCTCAAGCTGAAGCCCACCAAGACGTCGGAGAAGACCGGGGCGCCGAGCACAGACAAGGTCTCGCTGGACGCGCTCCTCGGTAGACACCCGGTGGTGGAGGACCTGATCGAGTGGCGCCACGTGTCCAAGCTCAAGAGCCAGTACGCCGACGGGTTGCTCCTGCACATCGCCCCCGACGGCCGCATCCACACGACCTACAACGTGGACGGCGCGAGGTCCGGGCGCGTGTCTTGCGTTGCTGCCTGGACGCCCGTAGTGACAGCTCGGGGCGTGCTGCCGATCTCCGACGTGGTTGTGGGCGACGCCGTGTTCACACACAAGGAGCGGTGGAGGGCGGTCACCCGGAGCTGGATCAAAGGCACAGAGGAGATGTACGAGGTCCGGCTGAGCAACGGGGAGGTTTTAACTTGCACCGCCGACCATAGGGTGCTAGCTGCTGATCAGCGATGGGTAGCCTTGCGAGTGATCATCAATGAGCATTTCCCGTACTTGGGTGTCGGACCCTTTGAACCAGGGCGAGGTCCTGCGGCTCTACAAGAGCGCGGAGCTGCTGACCGCCTCTCAGATTGCGGGCCTGTTGGGTACGACGTGCCAGAACGTCCAGCACGTGCTGAGGTCCAAGATCCCCTCAGCGACCTACGCGGCGTTGAAGGCTGCGCGCTACTCCGCTTCCAAGACGGGTTCGCGGAACCCCATGAAGGGGAAGGCGCGGGAGGCTCACCCGCGTTGGCAGGGGGAGTGCTCGGATGGGAACGGGTACCTGACCTGTCTACACCTGGGCCGACGCACCTTCGTGCATCGCCTGGTGATGGCCCGAGCGCTCGGCTTGGAGGGTTTGCCCGAGGCCCTCGTAGTTCACCACATCGACGGCAACCCGCTGAACAACACGTTGGACAACCTGGCCCTGGTGACGCAGGCGGGTCATCAAGTTGTTCACTCCATGCAGGAGCAGGACTCCGCAGCGTTGAGATTACGGCGATCCACCGTTGCGGAAGCTATCCGGTATATGACCTCACCGTAGAGGAGGACGAGAGCTATCTCGCCCACGGGGTCTTTTCCCACAACTCCGAAAATCCGAACATGCAGAACATCCCGTCCGAGGACCGGGGTGCTGACGGCAAGCTGGTGAAGGACTGCTTCATCGCCCGTCCCGGCTACATGCTGGTCGCCGCCGACTACAAGCAGCTGGAGTTCCGAGTCGCCGCCGACCTGGCCGGTGATGCCGCGATGCGCGCCGTGTTCGAGTCCGGGATCGACTTCCACCAGGCGACCGCGGAGTTCATCGCCCCGATCGTGTGGAAGATCCCGGCGGCTGCCGTGACGAAGCTGCACAGATCTCGGGCGAAGTCCTTCAACTTTGGGATCATGTACGGGATGCAGGACGGCGGCATCGCCAGCCGCGCGGGGTGCTCGATCGAGGAGGCCCGGGCGATCAGACAGGCCGTGCTCGGCAAGTTCCGCCGGTTCGCAGCGTGGGTGCAGGAGTGCCTCGCGTACACCCGCAAGACCGGTCTCGCCTGGACGTACTGGGGCGGACGCAAGGCCCACTGCCGCCAGCTCTACCGGGTGCTGGACGCGGACGACGGCAAGCGGATCAACGCGGAGAACAGCAGCTTCAACTGCCTAGACGCCGAGACCGAGGCCCTGACCGAGCGTGGGTGGGTACGCGGCTTCGACCTGTTGCGCGAGGACGTGCTGTTGACCAAGAATCCGGTCACCGGCGCTCTAGAGTGGCAGGGCATGACGGACCTGAAGCAGTGGCCTGACTACGAGGGCCCGTTGGTGGAATTCAAGAGCCGGTCGTTTAGCGCTGTGTCCACACCAGACCACCGATGGCTGGTCCAGGACAAGCACAGCGGAGCCGTCCGGGAGAAGACTACAGCCACCCTGTCCACGCACGGCGACCATCGCATCCACCGAACCGGGGACTACAGGCCGGCTGTGACAGGCTCGCCGTCCGGCGACGAGGCAGAGTTGCTCGGGTGGTTCGTCACCGACGGCTCTCTCAGTATGGCCAAGGGCGGCTCGCGCGGACCCAGACCTCACCCGCGCTGCAGCCTGGTTCAGAGTCCAACAGGTAACCCTGTCAAGCACGCCAGGATCGTGGCGCTCTTAGCGAGGCTGGATACCGCCGGCGAGGTCCGTGTTCAACCACCGTCTGCCGCGCACGGCTGTACGACGTGGCGGCTCGGTCGGCGGTTGTCTGCGTTGCTGTACGGGTTGGCGCCCGACCGCCGCCTCACGATGGGGGCCTTGCTGAGGCAGGACCGCGTTGCCCTAGACCGTCTGCGCGAGGCCATGCTACTGGGGGACGGGAGTCGAAGGGGTGCTAGTTGGGCGTTTACCTCAGGCACCCGTGGGCAGGCGGAGGCGTTTCAGGTCCTCTGCACACTGACCGGGTCGGCCGCCTCCATCGTGTGGCGTGACATGTCCGGCTACGCCCCGACCTCTGCGAAGATGACCAACGTCCCCCGCATGACCGGGGTGTGGATTGTGACGATTTTGGCTAGGGGCACTGTGCAGGTGCTGGCCGGCCACCGCCGGGAGTTTCAGTCCAGGCAAGGTGTCTGGTGCCCCGTCGTCCCCAACACGTTTTTCGTGATGCGTCGAGCTGGTCAAGTAGCCATCACCGGCAACACGCCGGTGCAGGGGACCGCGAGCTTCTACTGTCTGGCGTCCGTCACCGCGCTGGTCCACTGGATCAGACGTACCCGGTTGGACGTTAAGGTGGCGGCCACGGTCCACGACAGTATCGTGCTGGAGGTCCGTGAGGACCTGGTGCTGACCGCCGCGCGGGAGCTGTCCAAGACGATGACGGGCTGGCCGACCATGACGAACGTCCCGCTGGACATCGACGTGACCACCGGCCGCTCCTGGGGCTCGATGAAGGAGTACCTGCTTCCGGAGGCCGAGGCGGCGCTCCTGCTCGGTGGTCACGGCGCCGCCTCGCAAGTGATGCGCGCCCAGATGACAGACACACCTGCTACAAGCTAGGAGACACGATCATGGAGATGAGCGACTACACCGACGCCGAAGACGAGGACGCGTACCTCAAGCAGTCCGTCGACATCCTGCCGGAGGCGATCCGTGAGGAGTTCGTGCGCGTCCCGGCCGACCTCGCCTACTGGGGCGAGAAGTACGCCGAGGCTGTGAAGGCCCACCTGCTGGCTGCCCACCACACGAAGCGGATGCGGGCGCAGCTCAGCATCCAGGTACGCGAGCTAGCCCACGCGAAGGACCAGAAGCTGACCGTCGACCAGGTGGAGGCGTGGGTCGAGCAGGCCCCGGACTACCAGTCGATGCGTCTGCAAGAGATCGAGGCGGAGGCCGCGAAGGTCTCCGCGCGCTGCCGGCTCGACGCGGTGTCAGCCAAGAAAGATATGGTCGTCAGCCTCGGCAGCCACATGCGGGCCGAGATGTCGCCGACCCAGCTCAACACTCACAAGCGCTAATGAGCGCGCAAGTACCAGACGGCAGACGGCACACGGCACTTCCGCCACACGCCAATCTCAAACCACGGAGCGACTATGAGCATCGACAACAGCAAGATCAAGTACACCCCGATGAACCTCGACGAGCTGGACGCGCAGGCGCGGCAGATCGGGTTCGGTGCGTCCAACAGCCAGTTCTTCCAGTTCAAAGACGGCCGTAACGTCGTCCGGTTCCTCCCCGGCATGGGTGGGCGACAGCCGTTCATCATGTTTTGGAAGCACTTCGTCAAAGACTCGGGCGCCGGCAAGATGTACGGCGGACTGTGCCCCAACAAGATGGCGCGGCTGCCGTGCGCGGTCTGCGCCGTGGCCGCCAAGTTGTCCCGCGGCGGTGACGCTGACCGCAACGTCGCCCAGGACATCAGCGCCCGGTCCAAGATCGTCGCCGCGCTGATCGACCGCTCGTCGCCCGACCTGGGCCCCCAGGTGGTGGAGTTCGGCGCGCGGATCTTCCGCGCGCTGACGGACTACATGAAGGCGATGGGGGAGGACCCGACCAACCCGGACGACGGCTTCGACATGATCGTCGAGAGGCAGGGGTCCGGCCTGAAGACCGAGTACAATGTCACCGCGGTCCGCAAGAACAGCCCGCTTCACACCGACCAGCGTCAGGCGGACGAGTGGCTGGAGTCGATCCCGGACCTGTCGACCTACGTGGTGCTGCCCTCCGAGTCGGAGCAGGTGCTGAGGTTGGCGAACACCGTCGTCGGCCACATGCTGAGCGAGGCTCCGGCGGCTCCCCGCGCGAAGCAGCTGCCGACCAAGCAGCCGGTACGGGCGTCCGCGAAGGCCGCCATGGTGGACGTCGACGCTGACGAAGACGACGGCGCCTACTAGACATGGCCAAGCCCAAGGATGACCGGGCGACCGCGATCATCGCCGCGATCAACAAGGGGTTCAAGGGTGCGGCGACCCGCCTCAGCGGCGGTGCCCGCTCCGACGTCAAGGAGGTGATCCCGACCGGGATCGCCGTGCTCGACA